AATGGATCATAGAACCAGTGATCAGCGTGGAGTTATTGAACGTGCTTGGGTTGATCAAAAAGGCCGCGCCTTGGTTCGTTTGTCAAAGAACGAGCGTGGCGAAGAACTGTTAAATGACATTCGTGATGGCATACGAACAAAAATTAGTGTCGGTTACGAGCTAACAGAGTTGCTGGATGCTTGGGAAGAAGACGGAGAAGAGTATTACCGCTTTGCCTGGGCTCCTTATGAGATTAGTTCGGTAGCCGTTGAAGCCGATGTAAATGTAGGTGTTGGCCGTAGTGAAGACGACACCACCAAAAAACAATTTATTGTGCAAAAGAGAGAAAAAACGATGGATGAAGACGAAGTATTAGAAGGCCAAGAACAAGAAGTTGAAGCAGGTGAAGAGGGTGCGCGTTCTGGTGCTCCATCGGATAAGCCTAAAGTTACGGTTGATGTATCGGCAGCGGTAGAAGCAGAGCGTAAGCGCTGTGAAGAAATTAACGCTATTGGCGCTCAATTTGGTATGCAGAAGGAAGCAACGGCGGCCATTCGTGCTAATAAACCGTTAGATGCTTTTAAATCGGATGTGCTTCAGGCAGTACGTACTAATAAGGCGAAGCCAGCCGGTACGGATATGGAGCTTGGGCTAGATTCTCAAGACTTGAAGCGCTACAGCCTAATGAATGCGGTTAAAGCGAACGTTACAGGTAATTGGCGCAAAGCAGGCTTTGAGCGTGAAGTTTCACAAGCCATTGCTGAAAAAATGGGTAAAGACGCTCGTGGTTTCTATGTGAACTATGAAGTGTTGGCTGGAATGGGTGGCACTCGTACTAACAGTAAGTCAACGGGCGTGGGTGCGGAATTGGTCGCTACTGATTTATGGAGTGATCAGTTTATCGACCTGCTACGCCCTAACTCGTTGGCGGCGAAGTTGGGTGTGCGTGTTGCTACCGGCTTGATTGGTGATGTGGATATTCCTAAGAAAACGTCTGGTGCATCATTTTATTGGATTGATGAAGACGAAGACGTAACCGACTCTAATCTAGGCTTAGGCATTGTTAAGATGTCGCCTAAGACTATTGCCGGTTCGATTCCGATTACGCGCCGTTTGATGCAGCAGTCAACACCTGACATTGACCTGCTAGCGCGAAATGATTTGATGGAAGGCTTAGGGCTTGGTATTGATACCGCTATCTTTATGGGTACAGGTTTAAATAACCAGCCGCTAGGCATTAAAAACCAAACGGGTGTAAATGCTATTACAGTGCCTGCCGGTGGCTTTGATTGGGGTTCCCTTGTTGATTTTGAAACCGAGATAGCCGAAGCCAATGCGCTTGCTGATTACATTGCGTATTTGATGCGCCCTTCAACTCGTGGTTATTTGAAGAAAACTGAAAAATCAGCGGGTACTGCTAAGTATCTGTACGAAGATAATGAAGTCAACGGCTATAAAGCCGATGTTTCAACCATCTTTGATAACGATGCAATTCTAGCGGGTGACTTCTCACAAGCCTTGCTTGGCGTGTGGGGTGCATTAGATTTGATGGTTGATAAATCAACTAAGGCCGCTTCAGGTGGTACGGTGTTGCGAGTCTTCCAGGATGCCGATGTCGCTGTTCGCCATCCTTCAGCCTTTGCTTACGGTGTTAAGCCGTAAGCTGGGTTAGCTAAAGAAAACTCGATTAATAAAGCATGAAAAGCCGCTTAATTGCGGCTTTTTTGTGGCTGTTTTTTATGTTTGGAGCATTCAAATCATGAAAGTAGAAATTACAAAAGGCGTGATGATCAAAGGAACGCCCGTTTTCCCGCAAAAGGGCAAAGGTAAGCCGGTGATTGTTGATGTAAGCAAATCAGAAGCGAAGGCGCTTATTAGTGCGGGTCAGGCTAAGTTAACAGATCAAAAAGCCAAACCTACCATTGAAATTAAAGACCCTGAAGCGACCGGCGAAGATGCCGCGCTAGATGAGTTCTTTGGTGAAGAGCAAGAAGACGAGTAATAAAGGTAAGTGATGAGCTTTCAAGACCAAATGATTAAAGACTTGGAGCAGGTCTTTTTTACAGACTTTGCAGATGTGGCGACAGTGGCCGGTGTTCAGGTGAAAGGAAACTTTGACCGAGTTTCAGCCAGTTTTGATGCTATGTCGGGTTCATCGTTGGTCTTTGCTTACCCAACGTATTTACAGCCTGGGGTTAAGAAAAACGACCTTGTTATCAGGGCTTCAGATGGTAAGTCGTTTAAGGTTCGTGATATTGACCGAGAAAACAACATATCCAGGCTGCACTTATGACCATTGACCGAGATATAGCGCAAGCCATTAAAAATATTGATGGTGTAAGTAAACGCGCTGTACCGAGAGCCAATGCTCAGGCGCTTAACCGTGTAGCTGCTCGTGTGGTTTCGCGTAGTACGAAAGCGGTGTCTTCAGAGGTAAAACTGCCTCAGAAGAATATAAGAAAGCGGGCAGAGGTGCATAGAGCGCGGTTTAATCGTCAGTATGTGCGAATACGAGTTAGATTATCGCCAATACCTTTAATTTCTTTGCCGGAGGCTAGAAAAAAGGTAATGCAAAACCGCACCAGATATAAGGCAGCATTGCCAGGGCGTAAGCGGGGTGGTCGATTTTCAAGTATGACGGTTGCTAGACATCATAAGTTTGAACGGGTGTTTTTGCAGAGAACCAGGCGCGGGAAATGGCATATTTTGATGCGTGAAGGGGATTCTCCTTACCCGATTAATGTTGCTCAGATACGACTAAGAGAGCCGCTAAAGAAGAGTTATAAGGCTGTATCTGTTGAATTGATGCGCTCAGACTTCCCGAAAGAGCTAAAAGCGGCGTTAAGAAATCAAATCAGAATAATGATAGTGCGTAGCTGATGGATATTATCGAACAAATCAAAGCTCAGGTGATTAGTGATGTTCAGCCGTTGTTAGGGGCTAGCTTTACCGTGTTTAACGGCGTGCCGCAATCAATACAAGTGGCTGATGATGAGTATTCCGACGATGAATTACCAGCGGTCGCGGTGTTTGTCAGTGATGCACAAGTAACCGATGAAAGCTTTGATTCTGAAGAGTGGGCCGGTGTGCTTCATGTCGTACTGTATGACGTTTCAAGCAACCAAGTAGAGCAAGTATTAAACGGTTATTCAGAAACGGTGCATAGCGTGGTAACTCGTGATTATACCGCCAATGGATTGTTACTAAGCTGCGCTCGTAGCAGTTTAGCCAGTGAAAAAGATAATGAGCTTCCCTGGGGGATGCTCGATTTAATGTTCAATATTGAATGGGAGACAAACTGATGTCTACAACACCGACACGGGGTTCAGGTACAACTTTTTGGCGTTTAAATGATGGTGTAGACATTACCACCATCCTTGATATGACGGCTGATGATGATTGGTCGAACATTGCCAAAATTAAAGAAATTCAACCAGGCGAAATTACCGCCGAAGACATTGAAGATAACTATTTAGACTCAGAACACCCAGACTGGGTTGAAACGTCTTCAGGCCAGAAGAGCGCGGGTGAAACACAGGTTACATTAGCTTGGTTGCCTGGTGATGCCGCACAACAAAAATTGGTTGATGATTTTAACTCAGGACAACCGCAATGGTGGCGCATTAAGTACCCAAATAACGTGGTTGATTGCTATTACGGCTATATCAATAGTTTGGGTAAAACGGTGCAGGTAAAAGAGCGTATGCAGCGAACTATTAAGATCAAAAACATTCATGCGCCTAAAATGGCTGAAGATTTGATCGCGTAAACAGGTGAATCATGGAACCAATGTTAAAACGTAAAGAGGTGGCCCTTTCAGGGGCTACTATCGAAGTTCAAGAGTTATCAGCGATAGATAATTTAGATTACCTGAGTTATATCGCTACCCTTGAGTCGCCCCGCGACTTAGAAGAGGGTGCAAGCCCTGAACGAATCGCGGCTAACTTGAGAGCGTGGCAGCGGGTTAACCTGCTAGCGCATTCTCGTTTAGTAGCCTATGGGCTGGCGTTGAGTTACGGAATGCTCAAGCTTGATGATGTTCAAGATAGGGTGTTGCATTCGTTTAATCAGGCCGATTTAAAAACCTTACATGATGAAGTAGCGGTATTAAGCGGCTTTGAATTGTCGAGCGGTGAAAGCTCAGATAAAGACGTTGAATCAGAATCGACGGAATCAATCGTAAAAAAATAATAGAGACTGAAGACGACTTTATAACCGCGCTGGCGCATGAATTGGGCCAGTGTTCACCTTCTTTGATGCTGGCCTCTATGTCAGCGTCAGATTACAACCGTTTCAAGCGCTGGTTTGCCAAAATCGGTTTTAAGTTTGAAATGGATAATTGGCGCATGGGCCAAGTGTGCGCTTCAGTCTGGAATGTGGCGTTAAAGCCAGAAAACCACCTTAAACCTACTCAATTTTATACATTTGAACAGCCGGTAGCTTCTGAACAGTCAGATGATGACTTAATGGAGTTAGGCGCGGCGATACCTGGAGGCTTCCGTTTTGACAAACCAAGTAGCGAGTTTGACGGTCAAGCTTGATGCAGACCAGGCAACCTTTACCCGTGATATGGAGCGGGCGAAGAAGATTTTAAAAGGCTATGGCAGAAACGCGAAAGACTCTGAATCAGCCAATACCAGTTTTGCACGTTCACTAACGACCGTTTCAAGCGGTGCGGTAGAAATGGCCGCAGGTTTTAAGGTGGCGGGTGCTGCGTTAGGTGCGGTGGTGTCGATTGGTGCGGCAGCGGTGGCGGCTATTAATTCCGTGGCCGGTGCTAATGCACAATTAGCCCGTGATCTTGATGCTATGGCCCTGCGCTCAGGCGTTGCGGTGGCCGAGCTTCAGACCTTGGCGTATGCAACCAGCGAATACAATATTTCAGCCGATAAAGCGGCGGATATTCTTAAAGATTTAACCGATAAAACAGGTGATTTCTTAGCCACGGGTGGCGGAGAAATGGCCGATTTCTTTGAAAACATCGCCCCGCAAGTTGGCTTAACGGCTCAAGAGTTGGCGGCTATGTCAGGCCCTAACGCTTTAATTGCGGTTAAGAATGCGTTAGATGCGACGAATACCAGTGCAGCCGAGCAAGTATTCTATTTAGAAAGCATTGCAGATGAAGCCAGTTCGTTAATACCGCTATTAGAGAATGGCGGCGAAAAGCTGTTAGAGATGGAGTCTCGTTTAAAGGGGCTTAATTCTGCGTTAACACAGTCTGAAATTGCTCGATTTAAAGCTTACCAGTTAGATGTTGATGACCTTTCCAGGTCGTGGAAAGCTTTTACCCGAGAGGCTATTTTACCGTGGGTAGATGAGCTTCAAGAAGGCGCTAGATATTTAACTGAAATCTTTTCAGAAGGCCGAAAGAACCGGCTAATGACGACTATTAACGAGTCGCACACCGAAATGGTGGGGCTTCGTGAAGAGATTCAGCAGCTTGAAAAGGATTTAGAAACCGCGCCAAAGTTTGGCGGCGTGGGCTTAATAGATGCCTTCTTTGGTCGTACTGATGCCAGTCAGAACATAAGCGACTTAATAGAAGAGAAAAAAAATAAACTGTTATCGGCACAGCAAGGGCTAAAAGAAGCGCAAGACCGGCTAACAGAATTGCAAGGTAGGCCAACTGGTGATCGCACTGGTTCGGGTGGCAGCAGCTTAAGCGCGGGTGATCTTGAAGACAGTAAAAAGCTGGAGGAACAGGGCGCTAAACGAATAGCACAGCTAGATCAGCAGTACGCACACGAGCGCGATTTATTAGCGCTTCAGCACCAATCCAGACTTGATGAAATTAATAACCTTCAGGTTTCAGAGGAAGAGCTAACCCGTTTAGGCTTTGAAAATATCCATTTATTGCGTGAAGAGTACGCCCTTCAAGAGAAAGAATTTTTTCAGAAGCAAATCTTAGAGCGTGAGCAGGATCAAAGGGAGGCCGACGAACGAGAGTTAGAACGTGTTCGCCGTTTGGCAGAGCGTAAGCGCGAAGCAGAAGAGCGAGAGAAAAAGCAGTTTGCAGCTACCCAGCAGCGGTTAGACCAGCAAATGCTAGCTATGCAGTTTAACGTAGCCTCTCAGGGCTTGGGCTTGATTGAAGCAACGGCTAAAGAAGGTTCGGCTATTCAGAAGGCAGCTTTTGTTGCTCAAAAGCTAATGGCGGCAGCTCAGGTCTACATTCAAGGTGAAGTGGCAGCTATGGCGGCTTTATCGCTACCGCCAATAGGCTTGGGGCCGGTGGCAGGTGCAACCTATGCGGCGGGTATCCGTGGTATGGCTGCGGCCAGTGCTGGCTTTATTGTTGGCCAGGCTATCGCGGGGTTTCGTGAGTTGGGCGGCGGTGTGTCGGCAGGTAAGTCTTACATTGTGGGTGAGCGTGGGCCAGAGGTGTTTACCCCTGGTGCAGGTGGTCAGATTACTTCTAATAGCAACTTAGCTCGATTGGGCGGTGGTGCTGGCGTGGTGGTCAATGTGCATGAGGCACCACCAGGTACGCGTGTTGAACAGTCTGAAGAACAAGGTCAGACCATTATTGATGTGGTGATAGGTGATCTTGAAGAGGATGGGCAGATATCGCGCTCAATGCAGCAGAAATTCAGTTTAGAGAGAAGAGGGTTTTAACGTGACTGAATACCCGTATGGGATATTGCCAAGCCCGCATTTTGCGGGCGCTGTTAAGCAGCAGCCTAACTTATTAAGGTCGGGCATGAGTTCGGGTCGAAGTCGGGTTAGGCGGCGGTTTGAGGCGGTTCCGGCTCAATTGAAGGTAGAGTTTCGATTAAAGGAAGATGAGGCCGCGTTTTTTGATGGTTGGGTAGAGCATGTATTGAAAGGGGCTTCGGCCCCTTTTTTATTGAATATTCGTTTGCCAATTGGCTTGGTTCAGCATCAAGTGGAGTTTGTTAGTAGTCCCTTGGAAGATTTTAAGTTAAGGGGTGGAAAGTGGGTTTATTCCGCCACGATTCAGATTAAGCGTCTTTCGGTGATCAATAGTGATTTGGTGTTGTTGTTGGCAGGGTTGAATTTACCTTTGACGGAGTGGCCAGGGCTGCTTGATGCGGTTGAATTGACTGTAAATCATAATAATTTTTAGGTGTTGAGATGGCGTTACCAGTTACACAAGATTTTGAAGATGCAAAGCGCGACCTGGATGATTTGGCGCTCATTGTTAATAGCAGTGATGATATTTATGTTCAGACTCGGGTTGGTGGTTTAAAACCTTCTTTGGCAAAAGTTCTTAAGCGACTGCATGATTACGCACCAGTGAAAAACCGTGGGGTTTGGGAAGCGGGTGTGGCTTATGATGTTAATGATATTTGGC